ATGCTTGGAAGTATGAAAAACACCCTTGTTGCGACGGATTATCCGAACTTGTATCGGTCAAAAGAGTCGGAAATTTTCTATGCCCGAATTGATACCGGAAGAAAAACGGTGAAAAAATCTCTTAAAACGCGCGTGTTGACGGAAGCCCTTTCCAGGCTGGCCGGGTTCCTGGCAGAGCAAGGGAGGGATGAATTACCCGTGGAATCCGTGTCTTGGTATTTGGCGGTTGATATGTACGTCCAGCGGCAGGAAATGCGCCCCCATTTGAAGCCGGCCGCTGTAGAATCCATCAAGTTCTTTTCCAGCCGCGCTAAAAAGCTTGTTGCTCGTGATATTGCAGCAGAGGCCATCACGGAACAAATGTGCCGGGCTTGGTGGAAAAAAGATGCGTTGTCTGTGTCTGCACGAACAGCAAACGGAACACTCGCTATTGTGAAAAACGTTTTTACCATGCTGCAGGAAGCAGGCAGTATCAAGAGCAATCCAGCATCCAAGCTTGAACGGATGACTTTGAGGAGTTCAAATCTTAACGTTCCGGAAAAAGAAGATTTCCGAAGAATCGTTGAGGAAGTGAAAAAAGCCCCTATATTAAGGAAGTGGCAAAAGAAGGGGCTATATTCCGAAGCGGCGGATATGATCGCTTTCCTGGCTTATTCAGGGTTACGTATTGAGGAAGCTCGGCGCTTGGTGTGGGGAGATATCGGGAAAGAGTCCATTTCCGTGCCCGATATCAAACATGCCACCTCACGCCGGACCCTGTACATTAACGCATCTCTGGCTGAGATAATAGAAAGCCTCCGAAGAGAAAGGCGGGGTAATAGCCCAGATGACCCGGTATTTGCCATAGAAAGCCCCCGAAAGGCCCTTACAAACGCATGTATCAGGCTTGGACTGCCTCACGTCCGGATTCACGATTTACGGCATTTCTTCGCCACGTCCTGCATTGAGGCAGGCATTGATATTCCTACGGTGGCTAAATGGCTGGGGCATCGTGACGGCGGAGCATTGGCTATGAAGGTATATGGACACCTCCGGGACGAACACAGTAAGGAAGCGGCTAGAAAACTCACTTTTTAGTTATTTGCGGCTTGCAACCCAGAAGATGTGTCCGCCTACTGGCGGATTTTCCCTGAAGATGGAGCCTCATTAGCCTCTGTTGAGTGATTTTGGAGCATATTTCAAAGAGATTGGACGGGTGTACGTACATCCGTATTCTGAAGCCATAGCTGAAGCTGTGAAACATCTTGTTCTGTAAAAAGAGATTTTTAGGAGAATTATTATGAAATCGGTACGCTAACATATTAGGGCTTATCAAAGATAAAGACGTTTATTTTTAAGAGTTTCTGTCTGGTATTTCAAATGAGGTTAAACAGATTTTTTCTTTAGAAGAACTGTAAAAATGGAACTAATTCTCCAAAATGCTGTACACATATACGTACCGCACCCTAACCATAGGGCAAAGGCAAAAGGCTTCCACCAATGCTCTTTCAAATTAAATATTTGGTTACTATCTATCATGTGGAGCAGTATAAAGGAATAAATAACAAAAATAAGAGCTCCTTTTAAATTGGCATTCATGTAACCAATAAGGTAGTTATAATAGCTTTTTACGTTTTCTATTTGTTTAATTTTATTCGAGTTAAGAGTAATCAATAATGTTTTGTGTGTAACATCAAATCCTGCAAAAATTGCACCTACTGTAATTCCCGAAGATAGAATACTTGATGATATATATAAAACATAATTGAAATTATACAGAACAATGCCAAGCACTGTGCCTAAAATGCCAGCTACCAAAGGCCAGAATCGTTCTGCAAAAAGTGTATTCATTCGAATAATCCGTTTCGTCTCCATTCATGGAATGATCGTTCTAACGCATTCCATCTGTCATCACGTGGGAAGCGTCTATCAGAGGCAGCTGTAATTTCGCATTCTTTATATTCTCTTGCTCTTAGTAAATCTAGGGTTTCTGAAGGATCTTGTTCTGAATCTTTTCCAGTAATACATGCTCTATCAATAGCATATTCAGATTGTTGACTTTTTCTTAGTAACCAATGAGCTAGAGAAGACGCAGCACGATTCGCCAAACTGTGGTATCTCTCTGCTCCTATGGTGATTTTAACATAAGCTGAACCATTCTCTTCTGCCATTTCAACTGCTCTTCGGACAGAAATATTTTCTTCTCGATCTGCTTCAGTAATGACATGAGGTCGCATTTTAAAATCGATTTTTGTAAAAAGCGTTTTATTCAATAATTTTTGCTCAATGTCATGATTTAAAATAGGTTCAAAACGGAAAGTAGCATGACGATTAGGATAAAAGTCTGAAAGATAGTTTGCCATTTTACTACTTCTGATACCAGCAAAATTATATTGATCAACCCATACGTGATGTTCAGGAGAATAAATAGCTGCTGTCTCTTCACAGAAACCCTCATCCTCATTGAAGTTAAATCCCTCTATTTCCCGTTGAAGTCCCCCTATAGCGGGACCGTGACTCATTCTTACTCTAATAAAATCCATAAAAAATAGATTTTTTTCTTCATTCCATATTATATTATTGAGTCGCATAAAATCTCCTAAAAAAGGACGATTTCTGGCCATTAAGGATTCTTCTTTTACCAAGTGAAGAATGTCTTTAAGTGGTTGAAGATGATTTTCTTCTGTAACAGTATAAACGTATATCTTCATAATATTATTGTATTTTTCCTTATTCAAATAAATATTTATTGTTTCTTCGATCCCCCACAAATCTTGCAGTTCACACCGCTGGGCGTATCGCTGGCTCGCCCTTTGCAAGCCCGGTAGTACCGGCAGTTTTTGTTATGGGTCTTGCCCGTTGAGCTGATCCAGTACGCTTTTTCTTCTGCTGTTGGCTTGGCCCCTGGTTTCCGGTGGTAATGATATTCCCCCGTTTTGCGGTTGTAGTGACCACCGTTGGCGTCCAAGCCGCCAGGGTGCGCCTCCGAGAATGAAGTGAGGGAAATAACAGCTAAAATGAGAGAGAATAGTTTCATACAAATTCATAATACCATGAAATAAAGAGAGTTGTAAATAATTTGCTTAACTCTTTCAAAGGCATTACGAAAGGATTATTTCCAACATTTATTTACATGTTTCACCTGCAGTTTATCGTTGTTTGCTAGAAGGGGCCGCGTGGAGGAAGGTATTACATTAACAAGAACGGGAATAAGACGTATATTAAAAGAAAATAAAAGCCCCCTGGCCCGGAGGCCAAGGGGCGAAGCATTCTAACGTAAAGAGGCCAAATAATAGCCTCTCTTCTCAGAATAAGCAACTCCTAAATCATTGTTTCAGTATCATTATGTAAAAATGTGTACTGGAATTGTTATTGAAGAGCTGTGCCCAACAAAAAGGAGCTGCCTCGATAGAGGCAGCTCCTGAATAGAGTCAGGCTGTTAATCTTCCCAGGTTCCACCTGCAGCTTCAATAGCATCCCGTACTTCCCTGATCAGGTAAGGAGGTGCATTGTCTGGATCGTGGCCAGCAATGGTGACTTCCGCAATAAGATGATGGTCAGTTGCATCACGGTATTCGTAGATACGATGATCACCTCTGGTCCTTACGAGGACAAATCCGGCATCTTCTAACTGTTTTATTAGAGCTCGTATTCGCATAAGTGATGTTGAAGATACGAGAAGAGAGGAGAGTTTCAATGAACGCTGTCCGAATGGAAAAATCAGCCTTTTTAATAGCTGAGAATTACATGAAGCAGGTGATCCTGCTGGGTCGAGCGTTCGGCGCGGCAGACGGGATTGCCAGCGGCAGTCTGAATAAGCCTTATTCAGACTGCCGGGCAGTATATGACGCTGGGGGTCGCACTGATGAATCCGGTGAAGACGGCGGTGGATGTGGTAGATTAGAATAAAAAGAACCACTCTCCTGATTTTCGGAGAGGGGGTAAAGAGAAGACGACGATAGATAGATTCAAGATTCCTTTTTCTCTCCCTTATCCTCTTTTTTTTCAGGAAAATAAAAAGAAATGGTAGGAAGTACTGGGCTTGGGTACGGTCCTTTGTCGTAGAAAGAGTTGACTATTTCTCTCACAAACCCGTAAAGAATGGAAGGACCATTAATACGAACAAAACGCAATTGCACGTCCTTAGGAGTAGGATTTTTTTGAGGGAAGGAAAAGAGCCCTGAAAGAGCAATGAAAAAAGAATAAGGGATATTATTTTCTTCAGCTTTTTTCTCATCCATGGAAACGTTGAGTCTGACTCCCCATAAATCAAAACCTTTCAAGTGTTCTGATTTTTGCGCTTCCTTTTCAGAATCAAGCTCTTCAAAATCCAGTCCAAATTTTAATGAATTAAATTTCAAATCAGATTCTTTTTTGTCATCAAATCCTTTATTTGCCCGAATACTAAATTCGGAAACATAATAAGTCCTTAATTGGAAAGGGAGGCATCTAACTTGCATTGATGAATCTTCAGGCGGCATGGTTTTCTAAATGTTGCATTTCTATAGAATAAAGGGAATTATAAGAAAATCTTAATTCTCCATCTTTATTAGAATCTTTATTAAATTTAACCAATGGAGAAATAGAAGTATAATTGATTTTTTCAGTCTTTGAATGTTCTTCTTCCCATACAGTTGATATATGAGAATCATTTCTTAAAAATGGTGTGCAGGGAGTTAATTCTTCTTCATAATCTTCTGGATCTAAGTAAAAAGTCCCATCAAAGAATGCCTTCTTTAATCCTTCATCAAGGGTATAAGGAAATGATTCTAACTCGTCACAATACTCAACGAAATCGCCTTTATAAATAGTAGTATTATCTTTTAAAAAAATACTATCAACAGATCTTGAAGCTAATTTAATATCAATGATTTCTTGTTGAGAAATAGGCACACTTAAATAGACAATATTTTTGTCAATGTTACATTGAATATTGAGATATTTATTATTTTGTTCATCCGTTCCTGTAAAAAGGTACGGACCATCATATTCAAATAGAATTTCGTCTATCTCTATCAATGTTTTCTGTTTCATGATTACTAAATTCTAAATATTCTAGAACATGTTCGTTTATAGGATAATGCTTATAAGGCCACCAATCATAATGTTCACTAGGAGGTTTTGCTTTGAATAATTTTCCAGAATCTGGTGTAACTTCTATTTTGGCTATATATCCACTACCTAACGTTTTTTTAATTTTTTTACAATCTTCTACCGTTCCGAACAGAGACACACTGTGAAATCTACACAAAGAGCGTGCACTTCTTTTAGCTCTTTTTCCTGGTTTCTTGATGGCCTGAGAATAGTAATCATCATCAACGTATTCCTTTTTGCTTACTAATCTGAAAAGAATTTTATTGTCATGACATGATTCTGGTAGTGGGCATCCTTCTGGTAAATTTTCTCTGTATTGAGGTTCCTGCATGATCGCACAAGTTCTACCGGCATCATGCTAAATCAATAGACAACGAACACAAGTAATTTAAGGGAATCATGGCAGAACTTTCGTGACGAATTCACTCTTATATATGTTATGCAATATTGCAAGTGATTTTATTCCTAGGCCCAATAACTTTTTCGGAATACTTGCCACGCTGTTGGAATTTTCCTATTCGGTTTTGCTGCATAAGTCACCCCGTCTGATACGTCATTCCAATCCAGACTCGCCTCTGCCAAGCTTCTGTTCTATGTTTCTCACACAAACGCCTACCTCATCTCCATCCCTATTTTACTATGCCCTTTTCTCCGGATTGGTCAAGCGAGCGTTTGTCATGCCTTCTCCCACCTGTCCAGGGTTTCCACATAGATGCCGGAGATTTTGCCGCCGTCCATGGGTTCGATGTCTCCGAAGTTGGGGTTGATGGGATGGAGGGTGTATTCCATTTTGCCGGTTTCCGGGTTTTTCCTGCGAACCAGTTTTTTGAGCGTCACGCCGCGTTCATCATGGTATTGAACAATGGTTCCGGGTTTGGGGATGGGGGGGATAGTGTATTTTTTCATGATGACCACGGAGCCGTCCGGAATGGAAGGTTCCATAGAGTGACCGTTCACGCGCAGCAAGTATTCCCCTTTTTCCAGTTCACGGTATAGTCGGATGTCCTGCGGAATGGTGTCTCCATCCGCCAGGTTGCCGGCGGCAATGTTGCCGATGATTCGTCCCTGGGCTTCCAAAGGAGGGGTTGTGAATGTTTCTACCGGGGTAAACTTCTTGCGGGCTGCCTCTTTTTCTTTGGCGGCATTTTGAATAGCGGTATTGACGAATTCCAGGAAGGTTTCTTTGTGGGCTTTAGCGGCCTCACAGATAATGTCCCATTCTTCATCTGTGAAGTCGATGACGATGCGGGGAGAGGATTCGGCTTCTCCGTTCATTAGTTTTTGGAGCTGAAGAACTGCATAAGCAGGGAATGCCCCTCCGGGAGCAAGCCAGTTGTCTATGGTTCTTTTAGGCGTGTTGAGTTTCCCTGAAAGCCAAAAGCGATCCTTACCTATAGTTTTGAGCCATTTTTTTACGTCTTCTTTAGTCGGCGTCATACGTTGATTTTACGCACATTTCATGAAAAGTCAACCTATTGATTAGAAAATATCACGCATAAAACATGAAATGTGTGTTGACGTGTTCATGATTTTTACGTAAAAAGATTTCATCAACTACGAGAGATCATGAAAACAGAAATCGACTTAGACAAATTGCCGGACGGCTGCAAGAGCCATCTGCTGGCCGAAGCGGAAGAAGGGTTGAAGCCTTCGGAGGCTATTATTCGCATCCTTGAACGAGAATCATTCCGCAGGGGATTCCGTGTTCACTTGACCACGCCCCGCGATCTTCCCCGCCCGAAGAACCCCAAGAAGCCCGCAGCATGATGGAAGAAGCCCTGATTGACGAATTGAAGCTGCTCGGCTGGCACGAGCTTTAACCCGCCCCCTGAACAACAATGAAAAAAATGACGAACGAACAATATTGGATGCGCCGTGACCGTGCCGAGAAAATGGGATCCCTTTACGGCTGCCCGATAGACTTTTCGGAAGACGAACTCAAGCCCCGGCCCGGTATCGTACAGAACCTTGTCTTTTCCGCTCTGCTGGTTGGTATTTTTGCAATCATTTATTTCATCGTTAAATCTTAGTGAATTATGAACGGATTAGATCAATTTGTAACCTCTATTGTGGAGCAAACCATAGAATCCCTTCATGAACGTGGCTTGTTGATTTTGAATGAGTCCGAGGAAGAGAATGCCACTCGCATGTTCGACGGCAAAATATGGCTTACCCTTGAGGATCTGCGGAAACACCCTGCTTGTTTATGGGGTAGGAAAAAGGTTCGTAACCTGTTGCAGAACCATGAAATAGAAGACATTGGCACCAATCAACGCGAATACAGAATTTCCGCGATAAGCGTGTACAGGTATTTGACCCAAAAGACATCCAAAACCAGGACGGACATGAACAAACCTCCCGCTAAGCGGAAACGTAACTCCGTCAGTACCCTTTCCAACTACCCATAACCAAAAAGGCCGGGGCCAGCAGGAACTGACACCCGACCTGAATACAATCAAACAAGGAAATAATATGAGCCTATTACAAAACATCAAGCGCGGAGTGCAGCAGCGGCCGCAGCGTGTCATCATCTACGGGCCGGAAGGCGTGGGAAAATCCACGCTGGCGGCCGGGCTGCCCGCTCCTGTTCTGCTGGACACGGAACAGGGATCTTCCCACATCGACGTTGCCCGGCTGGACTGCCGGAGCTATGAAGACGTGCTGAATGCCATCGAATCCCTGCGGACGGAACCGCATGATTTCAAAACCGTCATCATTGACTCCATCGACTGGTGCGAGCGATTCCTTCAAAATTCCTTCCTGAAGGAAGAAAACAAAAAGAAAAGCGCGCATCATCGCTCCATTGAAGATTTGGGCTACGGCAAGGGATATAAGATGATCGAACCTGTGGCCATGGATCTCTTGTCACGCCTCAACGCGTTGATGAGCGCAGGAATAAATGTGGTGCTGGTGGGACACTCCCGCCGCGTCAAATTTGAAATGCCGGAGACTGCCGGCGCCTACGACAAACACGAACTGAACCTCTCCAAATTTGTCGCGCCGCTGGTCAAGGAATGGGCTGACGCCATGCTTTTCTGCAACTTCGTCGTAACGGTCCAGGACGGCAAGGGACATGGAGGAAACCAACGCATGGTCTACACCTCTCCTTCTGCCCCCTGGGAAGCCAAAAACCGGCACGGGATGCCCGCGGTGATGGCGATGGACGCCGGGGAAATCTCCCGCCTGCTGTTTGGAGCGGGCTGCAGACCTTCCGGGAACGCTCCGGCCGGCGAAAAGCAGGCGCCGCCTCCCGCACAGCAGGAAAAACCGGCTCCCTCCCTGGCGGACCAGCTGGCCGCGGTCATCAACGACGTGCCGGGAGCGCTGAACTTCCTCGCGTACAAAAAGGAAATCCAGCCGGGGCAGGGCCTTGAAGCCGTCTCGGAAAAATTCGCCTCCTTCATCCTCTCCGCCCCCGACCGGTTCAACACGGCCGTACTGCAATACAACACCCCTGCCGCCCGATGAAACCCGTCACCTGCATCAACGTCGCCCGCGAAACCGGGCATGCCGTCCTCTCCCTGGACGGAGCGGAATACGCCGTCAGCCTGGACGACCTGCAAAAAATCCTCGCTGACATTGCCGGGCCCCGTCCGGCCCCGGCCACAGAACTATTGAGGCCGTCCCTGCTCCCCAAGCTGGCGCAATGCCCCTGCTACGTCTCCGCCCCCGACGCGGGGGAAGCGGCCCGGCGGGGAACCCGGATGGACGCCGCCTTCCGGGCCCTGCTCATGGGCGTGGACGAATTCAGGGCGTGTGAACACCTGAAAGCCGATGAAAAAGAATCCATCCTCTGGGCGGTGAAAACGGTCCGGACGCTCTGCTCCGGCGAAGAGGTCATTGCCGACAAAAACCGCTGCGCCTTCCCGCAATGGCACCCCCGCGTGACAGGCGGGGAAGCGGACTGCCTCTGTCCCGCGCTCGGCAAACTCTTCGACCTCAAAAGCGGCCAAATCCGCAACTACTGGGAACAGCAGGCCTCTTACGCGAAATCCTTCATGGAACGGGAATTCCTGGATGAAATCACCTGCCACCTCCTCTACTGCGACCAGCAGCAAATCGTCACCCGGAAATTCACCTACCGGGAAGCCATCTCCATCGTCAACGGAGTGGTGGACGCCGTGGACCGCGGCGGCGGGCCGCGCCTCTGCGACTACTGCGGCTGGTGCGCCTCGCAGGACACCTGCCCGCTGCGGAACCGGGCGGCGCAGGAAATGCTGACCCTGGCGGAAGCCGGAACGCTGGAAGAAAGCTTCGCCGAAATCGCGGAAAACCCATCCAGGCTGGCGGAATTCGTCACCAAGGCGGCTGTGCTGGAAAGTTACGTCAAAAAGGGAAAAGAAAAAATCCTCGACTACCTCAACAACGGAACGGAAGTCCCCGGATTCAGGCGCGTCTCCCGGAAAGGCGCGGACACCGTCGCTCCGGAAGACGTCGCCAAATACGCCACCTGGATTGGCATCCCGAAACTCCTGAAATCCTATGGCCCGCTCAAGGCGGACGTCTTCCGCGCCCTGTTCGCGGAAGCCCTGCCGGAACAACAATTCCCGGAAGAACTGGTCAGGACGGGGGCCGGATCCTCCTACGTCAAAAAAATCTCCGTCTCCAAAACCACGACCAACAAATAACCATTATGTTCAGTTACATATCAGAAGGCAAGCCCAGCGAATACGGATTTCTCCCCGCGGGCGTCTACGAAGGAAAAATCGTCAAAATGGAAGAAGGAATCTCCCAGGGCGCCAAAACGCGGGGATGCCCGCAGCTGGCCGTCCACATCAGAGCCTTTGGCCCTGAAGGGGCGGCGACGGTGCGTCACTACCTGACCGCCTCGAAAGACCTGGCCTGGAAAATCGACCTGTTCGTCAAAAACGTCGCCGGAAAGGTATTTGAGGCAGGCCAGCAGGTCATCATCAACCCGGCGGAATACATCGGCAGAACCTGCTACGTGCGACTCAGCGTCAAACAGGGAGACAAGCCCAGGGCGGACGGGACTTATCCCGAATTCAGCAACTGCGAAGACGTGTTGGATCCGGACGAAGCCCGCGCCATCATGGCGGAACAGGCCCGCGTGGAGGCAGCGCGGAAAGACCGCCAGACCCCGGCGAATATGCCGTCCCGCCCGGCGGACCTGCCGGCCAACAACCACATGAGCGCCACGGCGGGACCGCCGGCGGAAGAAGACGAAATTCCCTTCTAATCAACAGCCATGAGCGCGCGAACGGAACACGAGAAAGAAACCATCCTGGAAACCGTCCGCATGGCCTTTGATGAATTCGACGACTACGAAGACATCAGGCGCCAGGCGGCGGAAGACGAATCCGACTTCTGCCTCTCCATCAGCGTCAAAATCCCTGACGGGGAACAGAAAGTCTGTGTGAAAGTATCAGGCTCTATCAAGAAAACAGCTGTGGCAAATGCCTGTTTTGAGGACGACGGCCAGCTGAAACTGGACTTCGACGCCGAATCCCAGGCCCGGGAAATAGAAAGGAACTCGAAAGCGTCATGAACAAGCCGATAACCATCATGCTGCCGATCGTTCCCCCGACGAAAACGCACCAGAACAAAAAAATCGTCAACATCGGGAAACACGCCAAACTGGCGGACACGAAAGAATTGAAACTGGTCATCAGCGATTACCTGACCCTGCTGAAACCTTATCAACCGGCCCGGCCCCTGACGGGGCCGGTCTCCCTGAAACTGGCTTTCGTCTGGCCCTACCGCAAAAGCGAGCCGAAAAAAAACCGGATCGGGCTCATTCCGAAAACGACCAAACCGGACTGGGACAACCTGGCCAAAACCCTGCAGGATGTCATGACCCGGTTGAGATTTTGGGAAGATGACGCCCAGGTGTATTCCGCGTCCGTGGATAAATGGTGGGGCGAAGAACCACAAATAACAATCACTGTGCAAGAAGGATCAGAGCAATGAAACGGAATCCTCACATCATCGTTCAGCAGGTTTGCCCCATGAAGAAAACCGACGACGGGAAATACGAAGTTCAGGCCGCGATTGTACACCACAAAGGAATTATCGCCCGCTATCGCATGGAGTACCCCACGAAACGGCATGCCCGGTGGGCGCAGCACCTTATTTGCACAGTGAAAAATGCTTCACGCCTCCGTTGTTCTGATGAACTTAAAGCCTTGATTGAGGAAGGACTCCGATGAAAACGCCTAAATGCCCTCTTTGCGGCACACCTTTGAAAGCCATACGAGGATATGATGCCCATGGGATAACAACCGATTGGGTTGCTGGTTGCTACAACTGCGCTTATAACAATATTAAACCCATACCGGTTGTTTGTAACCCCTGCATCAACGAGGGATTTGCTGTCAACTGGGAGCCGAGAAAGGAGGGAGAGTGAACACGAGCGCACTACGTAAACGGGCTCTGGCCCGATACCTCGGAGGAAAGAACAGAATCGCCCCCTGGATTATCAGCTTTTTCCCGCCTCACAAAATCTATGTTGAACCCTACGGCGGTTCCGGTGCGGTGCTGCTCAACAAGCAACCTGCATGGATGGAGGTCTACAACGAGCTTTATGACCGGGTGGTGAACTTCTTTGAAGTTTTGAGGGATCCGGAAAAATCCGCACGGCTGGCCAGTCTATTGGAATTGACACCCTATGCCCAAGCGGCCTATGCCCGGTCTTTTGAAATCGCGGAAGATCCAGTCGAAGATGCTCTCCGCTTTGCCGTCAACTCCATAATGTCCTACGGCGGAGGCATCCACAAGCCAGGGTTCAAGCGTAATGGACTCTTGCGGACAACTCCCTACCCGCAGACGTGGCGGGAATATCCCGAAGTTGTCCGAGAATGTGCGGCCGAACTGCGAAACCGGAATATCGAGATCAACAACATGGACGCTCTGCAGGTCATGGCTCGCTATGACTCACCGGACACGCTGCACTACGTGGACCCGCCCTATGTGCAGTCCACTCGCGGCAAACGTGTGAGGTACGATCACGAGTACGACCAAGAGGACCATGAGCGGCTTCTTGTCTTTTTGAAGACCTTGAAAGGCAAGGTTGTTCTGTCTGGCTATGATTCCGAGCTTTATGACCGGCATCTGGACGGCTGGCGGAAGGAGTGCAAAGTTGCTCACAACACGCAGGGCGGCAAAAAGATCGAATGCCTGTGGATGAACTACAACCCCCAACTGACGCTTTTTTGATTATGGAATTCATCAACATCCCAACAGCCTTGTTTTCCAGCCCCGAATATATCGGGGCGGAACCCATACAGCGCGCCACCTGGATCTCTCTGCTGGCCTGGTGCTGCGAACAGGAAAACGGCGGCATCATTGAGGGCTGCCGCTCCTGGGGCATGCGCCGCTGGATGCAGACCTGCGGCGTGACTGACCAGGAAATCAGCGTGGAAAACGAACTCTACCACTTTGACGGCGACAATCTCATCGTATTCGGATATCCGCATGAAATTCAGGAAACCCTGAAAACCAAAAGGAAAACCGCTCGTGAAAATGGAAAATTAGGAGGCCGCCCCAAGAAAACCCATGTTGAAACCGATATAGAAACCGACGTGGAAACCGAAGAAAAACCTACGTCGGTTATTTCAGAAACCAACGTAGGAACCGAAATAGGAACCAACGTAGCCCCCTATGTTGAAACCTATCCGAAAACCGTAAGGGAAGGAAGGGAAGGAATTCACCCCCTTACCCCCTCTCCGTGCACCGTGGAAGAAGTCGAAGACCATCTTCGGGCCGCGGCCTTTGCGGGGCGTGTGCGTTTAACCCCCGACCAGATACCGGATTGCGCCACGGCCTACTGGGGAAGCCGGGACGCCGTCAACTGGACCCGTAGCGGCATTCCCGTGACCAAATGGCAATCCGACGCCATCAGCTTCGCCACCTCCTACGCCGTCAACCATCCGCCACCCCCTGGGAACGGAGACAAAGACCCTTACAGCAACCTTGAAGAACTTTAACAATCAACAATTTCAAAAAAACATGATCGACTCTCAGACACTCATCGACGCCGAAAAACTGGTGCTCTCCCAGGCAATGGACGGCTCCCTGGCCTTTGCGGACCTCCGGGACAAGGGCATCAGCCGCCAGACATTCAGCCTCCCGGCGCACCAGCAAATCTGGACCGCTCTGGAAACCGTCGCCGGCACGGGAGGAACCGTGGACGCCCTCACCGTCATCGCGCGCCTTGAAGCCCAGGGCCAGCTTGACGCCGTGGGAGGACACGCCGGAGTCGTGGAAACGGCCACCTACGGAGCCCTTGCCCGGTACAAAACCGCAGCCGCCCTGGAAATGGTCACGGAAGCCGCCAAAAAACATGCGCTGCTCGCGTTTGCCTCCCGGATGGCGGAAGCCGCCGGCGATCAGCTCAAAAGCGCGGAAGAAGCCCTTGATGAAGCCGAGCGCGGCATGTCCGCCCTGCGGGACCGGTGCGGCGTCCGCCAAACCGAAACCATCCGCGGAGCCGTGGGAACCATCATTGAAAACCTGCAATGGCGCATGAACAACCCCGGCGCCATCAAAGGAATCTCCTCCGGATACCGCCGCCTGGACCTGACCCTGGACGGCCTGCAGCCCGGCGCCATGATCGTGCTTGCCGCCCGGCCCGGAGTCGGGAAAACCGCCGCCCTGGTCAACATCCTCACCAACATCTGCCTTGAGGGACACCCCGTGGGCATGTTCAGCCTGGAAATGCCGAAATCCCAGCTCCTGGAACGCATCCTCTACGGCATGGCCGGCATCAACTCCGACGACATCCGCCGCGGCAAGCCGATGACGGTCGGACAGCAGCAGCATTTCACGGCCGCCGTCAGGAAAATCACGGCCGCCCCGCTGCACATCGACGACGAAAGCTCCCTCACCATTGACAGCATCAGAGCCCGCGGCCGCCGGATGGTCCGGGAACACGGCGTCAAATGCATCGGCGTGGACTACCTGCAGCTGGTGCGTTCCACGACCCAGCAGGCCCGGGGAAGCCGGGAACGGGAAGTCTCGGAAATCTCCGCCGGCCTCAAATCCCTGGCCAAGGAACTCAATATTCCCGTCCTGGTGCTGGCCCAGCTCAACCGCGACGTGGAAAAAAGAGCCGGGAACGCCCAGGGCAAACCGGTCGTTTCCGACCTGCGCGACTCCGGATCCATTGAGCAGGACGCCGACCAGATCATCATGATCCACCGCCCCTACATGTACAAGCCCGACAAGCACGACCCCACGGAAGCGCAGTGGATCATCGGCAAAAACCGCTTCGGCCGGCTGGGGCGTATTCAATTCCGCTGGACCGCGGAACTCACAAAATACGAGGAAGAACAGAATTATCCCGTCACCAACAAATGAGACCCCCCAAACCATCCCTGCGAAAAAACAAGCCGACGCGGCGAGGAAAGCCCGGATCCTACAAACTGCGCTTAACGCTTCTGGTGGATCCCAGAAAGAAAGGCAAACTTGTCGAGCTGGGACTTGGTACTAACGACAGACAGGAAGCCGAAGAACGCGCCAACAGCATTATCAATGCTCTGGAATCCGCCGGACTCTACCGTCTTCCCGCCGTCCGCATTCTGGAACATCACGTAGCCCAATTTGGCAAGATTGAACCTCCCCCCTTTGAACATCCAGAATTGCCTCTATGGTAACACCCCTGGAAAAATTCCTGGCAAAACATCCCACACCCTCCGGCATGGATTCAAAGGAATGGGCTGCTCTGAACGCTGCCATGAAGGAAAACAAGTTTTTCTCTTCCAAGGTGGAGAATATCAGATTGCTGGAACGGCTGCACAGGTTGATTAAGAATTATCTGACAGGAGAAAAGGAGACTTTACCCAATGGGGAAACGGTTATCAAGGTAGGAAGCGCCGCGGACTTTTCCAACCAGGCACTTCAATGGCTCCAAACCGAGGGGCTTGTTCCACCGGACGCCGAAGGCCCGAAGTATCACAACGATATTAAAAACATCGGTGCTCTGGCCCGTCTGAAGCTCATTTTCAAGACCAACGTCCGGCAAAGCATTGGGGCTGCTCAATGGGAGGCATCCATGAAACCAGCCAATCTCAAAGCATGGCCTGCTTTCCGGTTCATCCGCTTTCCGGGAGCCAAGACAAAGCGGCTTGTTCATGTCGTCAACGAAGATGCTGTCCGGCTTAAAACCGACTTTACTTTTTGGGCAGACGAAATGAACGCCGCCAGCCTCGGGGGCTTTGAGGTCCCCTGGCCGCCGTTCGGCTTCAACTCCTACATGGATCAGGAGCCTGTTTCCCGGGAAGAATGCGAACGGCTGGGACTACTCAAACCCGGGGAGCCGTTGAAGCGTCCAAGGGGTGCGGAGCGCTTCGGGATTGACCTGATTGAACGGTACGGGTACGGCAAGAAGGCCAGTACGGCGAAGTTGCCGGAGGAACTGAAGGCCAAATTGAAAAAGGTCTATGAAGACCGCTGGGGAGTCAAACAGGACAAATCTGATGAGGTTGTCTTTCCCTCACAGGAAGTGGCGAAAAAGGCCAGGGAAACGGCGGAGAAAGTCATCAAGGTTCCCTCTGCTCCCATTCCTGCGCCAGTCTCAGCCGTCACGCACACGGTCAGCCTGGGAGATGTCCCCAAGGTGAAGATGCCTGCCCCGTTGACGGATAAGGAAGCTGATGACCTTTTGCGAAGCGTTACCGGGGAAGTGTGGGCAAAGGCATCCAGACTGGAAAAGAACGCTTTGTTTTCCTACACCGGAAATGGATATGCCCGCATCAACAACGATTTGAGGAAGGGGAAGTCCAACGCCAAGGCGAAACAGATCGCCAAAGTCATTGACAGATGCAAAGTGCCTCAAGACATGGTTGTTTTCCGTGGCTGTGGGGTTTACAAGGAATTGAAAGACGCTTTGAACTGGAAAGGAGAAGAAATAACAGACGAGCTGGTTGATATGCTCAATCTCTCCGTAGTGGGAAACCCTCTCAAAGACGAAGGTTTCATGTCTGCTGCCGTAGCGGAGGGGAAAGGATTCATGAACCGTCCCGTGTTGTTCAGAATTCTCCTGAAGAAGAAAACCCGTGCCATTTATGCAGAGCCCTTTTCCAGATTCGGGGCAGGGGCCGGTAAGGGCTGGGACGGCCTTAGCCCGCAAACCTATTTTAGCAGTGAAGATGAAATCATCATCCAGAAGGGAGGAACCCTCAAATTTCTCCAATTCCATAATCAGAACGGGAAATTGATCATTGACTGTGAATTGATACAATAATGATATGAAAGAAGAAACATCACCAGCGCACAAGAGAATTTGGGAGTCTGATTTCAAAGGATGCAAAACATCCCACCCTCTCCTGATGAAATGCCTTTTGTGCTCCAAGAAGAAGCTCAACCCGGGTAGTATGGAATGTAGCGCTTATGAGCGTAAACCTGATAGTATCCTCTACGATAACGCGGACTGCCCCAGCTTTGAACGCTGTATTGACGCGGAAGGGCTGCGCTGGATTGAAGGATATGTGAAACTCTCCGGAAAGGCGTACGTTCCCCGCCAGGACGATATACCTCCGGCAGGGTGGGAAAAAATCAACAAGGAGTATGCGAAATGAAGAAAGAGAGGACCGGGAAGAAGGGAAATGTTTCCAGGTATAGCGCTGCCCTCTCTGAACGCATTTGCGGTCATATACGTTGCGGGGATAGTCTGAGGAAGGCTGCCGAAAAGGAAGGCATTCCCCATCCCACGGTGATGAATTGGGCCAGAGAGAACGCGGATTTTGCAAACCAATACGCGCGCGCGTGCGAGGAACGGCTTGCCGCCCTAGAAGACAAGTTGCTTGACCTTGTGGAGAAAGGGCATGAAGTGGCCCCACGTGCCGAAATAGGGGGAACCATGTTGCAGGCGGTCAAGTTGGAAATAGACACACTCAAATGGATGCTTGCCAAGCTGATGCCGAAGAAGTACGGAGACCGTGCGGCGTTGGCTCTGGAAGGTGGAGAAAAAAACGTAGAGGTGACCCATAAACTTCCAGCAGAAGCAATCGTTCCGTTAGTGACAGCCTTGAGAGAAATATGGTCCGAAGAGGAAGAAAGCTAGGGGCTCCGGTCAGGCCGGAAGACTCTCCCGTCATCTTTGCCGCCCTGATTCTGGGGGAAACAGGGCTGTACAAATGGCAGATGCGGGCCCTTGAAAGGGCTGCCCGGGGAAAGCGGGTTGCCCTGCGCGCTGCTAATGGTTCCGGCAAGACGGACAAGGTAATTGGTATCCTTGCCCTATGGTTTCTCTGGCGCTACCCCCGTGGGCGTATGCCTATTACGTCCGGCTCATGGCGCCAGGTAAAAAACCAGCTCTGGCCTGCCCTGGAACGGCACCGGAACAACCCATCCCTTGCGGGCTGGAAATGGCTCAAGAATTGCCGCGTGGAAACGCCGGAAGGGGGATTCATCGAAGGCTTTTCCACCAACCACGCCGGGAAGGCGGAAGGCTGGCACGGGCGTGTGACGGACGAATTCAAGGATGAGCGGAAGGAACAGGATGAGGAAGACCCCCGCAGCGAGAAGAAAGCCCGTCTGTTTGACGTTGACGAGTTTACCGGAGATGATCCTTCCTCCCCCGTGTTTTTCGTGGTGGACGAGGCAAAGACGGTTCCTGATGAAATCTTTGACGCCATTGAACGATGTACGCTTCAATTCTGCATCTACCTTTCATCCCCAGGCAAGCCGGAAGGGCAATTTTATCGCTGTTTCCACGAGGAAAAAGACCTCTTCTGTCCGATGGTGGTAACGGCCTTTGATTGCCCCCATATCTCCCAGGAGCGCATTGACCGCATTCTGGCCCGTGTGGGGGGTAATGAGGATGATTCCTATTTCCGTTCCGTCGTGCTGGCGGAATTCACGCTGGAAGGAGATTTGTACATCATTGACCCTGGAAAACTGGAATGGGGTCAGCGGCAGCCCTACGAGCCGCGCAGGGGGCGCCCCGTGGCCTTCCTGGACATTGCCGCGGGCGGGGATGAAACAGTCCTTGCCATCTGCGACGGAAACGAAGCCTGGATTGAATACGCGGAACGACAGCGGGACACGGTGCAGAGTGTCCGCAAGTGCATTGCCACCCTCAAGGGGCTGGGCATTGCGGATTGTGATTTGTGGGTGGACGCTCCGGGCATGGGCCTGGCTGTCATCAGCGATTTTAATGAATCAGGTTGGTATCCGAATGAGTTCTTTGGGAACAACCCTCCGGAAGACCGCGACCGCTACATCAATCTCTCGGCGGAATGCTGGAATGACGCCGGACTGGAACTCATGACCGGGCGAGTGCATATCAGGTCCAGGCGGCCGGACAAGACGCTTTTCGTGCAGTTGACTACCCGGAAGAAAGAATATGCGGACGATTCCAGGCTCAGGAACGAGAAGAAGGAGAAAATGAAGGCTCGCAACCTGTCTTCTCCTGATCGCGCGGACGCCTTGCTGGGGGCTATATGGGCTTCCTTTCGTGGATCTTCCGGAGTTTGGACAGGAGAGGGCAACAGGCCTATTGTGGGCAAGAGTCAGCACGCCGTCAAACATACGGGGAAATTTTATCCCATTTAGGACTGTTCGTAGCCCATTTTGACATTGTTGTACCCTCCCTCACGTTGGGGCGATAATGCGTGCATGAGGCAAGCCTCCAACTACAACGTACACGCCACGGAATCCCTGCCGCAGTCTCTTGCGCTGCATTTTATTTCTCCTTCCGGTGAGGATATGGACATCAGCGGCATGACGCTACGCGGCGCGGTGGTACAGGATGGGGTGATCATGCTGGACTGTGCCGTTACGGGGGTGAGTACGGCATTGGTGACATGGCCGAGGCTGGCCGCCGGATGCGGCGCATATGATATTTTTCTGACCGACGCATCGGGCAAAGAATACCCCTTGTTGAAGGGAGCCGTGCATGTAATGTCCCGCGTTACGCCTCCGGACGGAACGAATGAGGCCGCGGCCGTGGCCGGTGCTCTTGATGTCTCCATCCCCGAAACGGAAGACGGCTCCGTGACCATTGTGGAAAACCCGTCCATTGTGGTCGAGGAACTTGTACGACAGGCCGAAGCGGCCCGGGATGAAGCAGAGCAGCTTGTGGAAACGCTGGAAGAACAGGTGGAAAGCGGGGAATTGGTCAATGAGGCTGTAGCAAATAAATTGCCGGGAGCTCTCAAGGAGGCGGGCGTGGAATTGGCCGCGGCAACCGGGCAATCCTCCTTGTCCAGCGGGGACGCCGCCGACACCTGGACCATCGTCGGAGGCTATGCAATGACCTGGGGAGACGAGATTCTGGCCGGGCATCTGCCCGACAGCTGCCGCCTGAAAAGCATTTCAACCGTGTATTTTTTTGAAACCCCGGCCGCTAATCAATATTGCCTGCGTGTCTGGAGGCTGACGGACGGAGCTTACAGCCTGATTGGGACCTCCGCCTATGTGTCCAACCTGTCCAGCGGCCAGACGGCCACGTGGGTATTTACGCCGGGCGTTACATTGCAGCGCGGAGACAAAATCATCATCCAGGTGTGCGAGGGGACGGAGATGACGCCCTACGCGCTGGGCATGCACGCTGTCCTGACCCCTTCCGTCCCCGGACGCGGTTTGATCACGGAGGTGTCCAACCCGCCCGCCGTGAATGGTACGATGGCTCCCTTGATGACCGTGGTGGTGGACTATGACGACGGCATCACCCTGGGAGGAATAGAGCTGGCCACCGCGCGACAACTGGACAGCCTGGGGCGGGATGTGCGCCAATCTTCCGCGACCGCCGAGGCTGCGGCGCGGACGGCTGGCCAGTCCGCCGCTGCCGCGTCCACGGCTGCCGATAATGCCGCAACCTCTGCCACCAGCGCGGCCAATTCCGCGACGGCGGCGGCTAATGCTCTGGCGGCCATCCCTCAAGTGGATGCCTCCGGCAACATGAAGCTGGCCGGCAATATCACCGCGGCGGGAGGCACGTTTGCCGGGGCCGTCAACGCCAATGGCGGCGTCAACATCCCTCTTGCTGTCGGTGCGCCGACCGATACGGGGGCGGTCAACCGCCTGCATGCCGCAGGCATGGCCGGCGTGACGGGCATCCTGACCTCTAATGCTTTCCTCAATACGGATGCCATTACCGCGTCAGGATCTTCGACAGTCACCAAAACAGTTCCCTACCATTTGGCTGGTATTAAGATTCCCAAGGGTACTCATTCGACCATTCAGGCGAGATTTGAGGTGAGCAATCCTCAATGGAATTATTCCAGTTTCGCCGGGTTCTCTTTCCTTTGGCGCGCTACCAATGCCGCAAAGTTGTCCTTTGGTATCGGCCGCGGCGGGAAGACGATTCGCCCCGACCTTTCCATAGATTCTTACAGTATTATCCCGGCAAACGGTTTGGCTTACAATCACGGCGAAATTCTGGATATTACTTTTGATAACGTGAGAAATACGGACCGCAACGGTTATACGGTGCGGGTGCGTGAGATTTTTGCGCTTAACAATACGGACAGCTGGCAGGTTAAGACTACAACCAGCTTTGTTCCGGCCAGTCAGAACGAGCCTGTTCCGTGGACGATTGCCAAGGTTATTTACCAGCAGAAATCTGCAGCCAATATTGCCAAGTATGAGGATACGGGCGCGCTCTGGCTCATGCTCACCGGAGGTCAGGGGTATAATTTGTATCAAATTGCCACATGCCGGGGGGTCAGTAATTTTGAAACCGGGGTTGGTGTTTCCCAATGGGTGACTGATGTGGTGAATAATGCGGCTGGCGACGTTTCTGTTTATGCGGGAACCGGAGAGTACACCTATTACCATCCCGGAAATGTTAATCCGGTTTTCTATGGTCTGGATGCGATATCCCGCAACTGTATTGAAACCGAAGAAACGGCAGATTTTGTGGACATTAACATACCTCTCTAATCATGAATAATGCAGAGATACAGATTCAGTTTCCCCAGCCGGGACAGTGGGATGAATTTACCCTGACGCCCATTTATCAGGACGCGGACGGTTACACCCGGACAGACCGCTACACAGCGGACGAGATACCAGCGGAACAGGCTCCGGCAATGGAGTCCGTAGTTGCCGCGCTGGTGGGATTGGCGGCGCCGTGGCAGGCCGTTCAGGTATGGGCACATCTAATGACGGCGACTGTCTATAATGAGGATGACCCGTATACCCCCATCGGGCGGAAGGATGAGGTTGCGCTGAATGTTGAGGCGGTTAATGAGCAAGGGGGACGCCGGTTTTTCACCCCGTATCAATATCCGGAGTTCATCATTGATGACCCCGCCGCCGTGGAGTTTTTCAAGTTTTTCACTACTAACCAATAACAAAGACAATGACTAAAGATAATCAATGCAATCATGCCGAGGCTATCGCCAGAGAAATGCACATGTACTATGCAGCCCAGGCACACAATGAGTCCAACACTCCAATCCCTCACTGGGCAGACCTGACGGAAAACGATCAACAAGGATGGATTGCCGTAGCAAATACTGCCCTCCCGATCATCGGTAAGCATGCGCTGGAAGATGTTCGGGCCTATCTCGGCCTCAAGGCTTCCGGCGCGTCCACTTGGTGGAAAAAGGCCCTATATGCAGCCGGAGCGGTTATCGCTGGCGCCATCCTTGGCGGCTTGGGAATGTCCCTCTCCGGCTGCGGGCACTCCGTGGACGTCACCCCGAACCGCGCCGAGGTGTGTAAAGACGGCTCCTGCCTCGTCATTGAGCAGGGGCATATTTCCTATTCCCAGGCCCAGCCTGTTACGGACGTTCCTCCCGTTGTTCAGATCGTACCTTCCAAGAAATAAGGCCATGTGCAAACCCCTCAAGGAATATCTGGGAGTGATCCGCGATTATACGCGTGAGATCGTCACTTTCGGCGGTTTTGTGATAGCCGTGTTCATCTACCTGGATTTCCGCGAGGTGGTGAAGGAACAGGCTACCAACGCGGCCCATACGGCGGAGATCCTGCGGACGATGGATACCCGTCTCCAGCATTTGGAGAATTACCATCAGCAACAGCTTAAACAGCGAGATTAATTCCAACTGTAAAGTTTTTCTTACAAGTTCCCTTTAGTTAATAATCAATATTTTCCGCATGCCTACCCTGTACATACTCATTGTGGACGAACCCGGAAAGGAGCAGTGGATGAAAATTTTTCTTACCGAAAGAGACGCCGCTTTTTTCCTGGCTCAATTTAATGAGTGGCATTTGCATGCCAGGTGCCATTGCTACACCGTGGAAGGCAAGCGGCTTGTGCAACTTATCGACAATCTGAACGAATGAATACTATAGAAAGAAAGATGGCTGCGGCCATCCTCCGCTTTGAAGACAGCCTCGTCACCGGGCCGGATTCCCTGCGCGTTTCCCGCCTTCCCGCCGCCGACAAGGGCGGCAAGTGGGAGATTTGCGGCATTTGCGACGGTATTGAACCGGACGTGTTTAACAGGTTGAAGGCCCTGCTGGATGCCGGAAGACGTGAAGAGGCCTGGGAAGGTTGTCTCCAGTACGTCCTGGATAATACCGCCGCCGTGCGTTCCTGGCTGGGTTCCGACGCTTTTCCGGCCACGGAGTTTATGTTGCGTGACCATTTTTTCAATTCCGGGAGCAGGAATACCGGGAAGATTTTGCAGCGCGCGCTGAACATTCACGGCGCCGGGCTTGTGGTGGACGGGATTGTCGGCCCCAAGACCCGGCAGGAACTACAGGACCAGCTGGCCGCCACGGGTGAAGCGGTGTTCCTTATCGCCCTGCAGGAGAAGCGTCAGGCGTTTTACCGCTCTTGCAAGCAGTTTCCTGTGTTCGGGAAGGGCTGGCTGAACCGCTGCGACGATGCGTTCAGCATGGCGCAGGAGCTTGTTTAATCCTTAAATCTCTATTCGTTCATGGCATTATTTCCCAGGCTTCGCGGCAAGGTGAAAGAGGCGGTCCAGATATTGGTTTCTCCGTTTGCTGATCATAAATTCAAGCACTGGCCAGCCTCCGAACTTGACCCGGAATCCCTGAAATCTCTGAAAGAGTCCATTGCTTCCGGGCGGCTGGACCGGCAGGAACAGCTCTTTATGGCTATGCTGGAAAAATGGCCGCGTCTCCGGAAGAATCTTGGGGAAATAGCAAACGCCGTTGCCCGCATGGAATGGACAGTCATGCCCTGGACGGAAAAAGGACAGCAACCGACCCCGGAAGCGCAGGAAATGGCGGAGCTTGTCGAATCCGCCTTCTGGCGGTCAGAACCGGAACCGGACACGGTAGAGCAGGGAGCAGACGATTTGCTCAAATCCCTGACCTATATGCTTACTTGCGGCAACACCGTTCATCAAATCAAATGGGCGTCGGATGATATCATCTACCCCCGCTGTTACGAGTCTCTTTCCGCTCAATTTTACGCATGGGAATATAACTACGGCAGGAAGGATCGTTTGCTCCTTTTCCGCAACGGCCTGGAAAACGACCTGGAAGGAGAAGAATTTCCCCCGGACAAGTTCCTGATTGGGCTGAATAAGGCCGACGTGTTCCACCCTATTTTTGGCGCCAAGCTCCGGTGTCTTGTGGGATGGTTCGGAGCCGCCTGTTACGGGTTGCCCTGGCTGATGACGTTTTGCGAGCTTTTCGGCATCCCTTTCCGGACGGCTAAAGTCAGGGGTGACGAAAAAGCAAAAACGGAGGCGGCGGAAATGCTGCAAAACCTTGGTTCCGGGGGATGGGCCGTCACAACGCAGAATATGGAGTTTCAGCTTCATGACGCCGTAAAGGGAGCCAACGGGCTGCCCCAGGCGGATTTGATCAAACTGGCGGACGAACAATGCGACAACCTGATCCTGGGACAAACGTTGACCAGTTCCAAGGGGGACGGAGGGGCGTATGCCCTTGGCAAAGTGCATGCCGGTATCCGCAAAGAGGTCATTGAAGACGCGGGGCAGGCCGTGGCGAATATTCTCAATTCCCAACTCATTCCTGCCATCATCCACTTGAATTACGGGCATATTCCTTCCCGTCTCCCTCAATTTGTTCCCTCTATCCGCGGCATTGACGCAGAAGCCCTGGAAACGGTTGCCAAAGCGGCGGAAATCATGGATGTAGGAGAAGAATTCGCCCGCACCATCGTCAAGATACCCAAGCCGCGTTCCGGCGAGCCTGTCTTGAGAAAAGCCCCGTCTATCGGTTCCGCTCCGGGCCAATACGGGGATGCCGTTGAAGCCGCTGCCTCCGAGGGAAAAAACTAGCTCCGCTCGCCCTGGCCGTCGAGTTGGAGCAGGACGCGGAAAAGGCCGCAGAAGAAATTTTACAGGCGTGGGCCGAGCCATGCGCTGATTTTGTCCGGGAATTGATCGGCAAAGCCCGTTCCGGGCTTTCTGATCATGAATTTCGGGCGGAACTGGCCGCTGTGCTTGCCCGCCTTCCGGAAATGGATCTCACCAATGATGATTTGCTGCAGGAAGCCCTGTGGGACGCCAGCGCGGAAGCTTACCGGAAGGGGTGGGAAATCAATCGGATTGAAGACGAGATATGAACCTGACGATCGACTTGAACGGTGTTGACCCGGTAATTGCAGAAGTGAAAAAAATAGCAGCTCCGGAAAGTTTGGCGAAAGCCAATGAACGCATGGGGGAGGGAGTGAAAAGCTGGCTTTCGTCCTGGTACAGGAACAAGGCGGAATCCGGACACTTTGAAAACACGTCCCTGCCGACCCACGGGCCTGGAAGGAAGAAAACCGGGTGGGCCAACGACATTGCCCGAAACTGGTTTGCCGAGACGACGGCGGACGGTGCCCGCATCTACCTCACCGGGCAGGCAGGGGAGGGGAACGGGGGGGAACCTCTAGACCTTGCACAATCCCTGTTATTGAAAATCTACGGCGGCACGGTGACGGCCAAGCGGGCCCAGGCGCTGACCATTCCTGTCATTCCGGAGGCGCACGGCGTTCGCGCTGGCGCTTACGCCTCTATGACGGGCCGCAAACTTTTCACTCTTCGTAAAAGCATCCTCAACCTTCGCAACAGCATGACCGGCTCCGGATTGGAGCCGGGCTGCCTTTTTGAATCGGACGGGCATGGCGGAGTCAGGGCCGTCTATAAGCTCAAGAAGTCGCAGATCTTTGCGCCATGGCCGGAGGCTTTTCCGGATATGGAAGAACTTACGGGCATAGCATTCAAACACTTCATGGATGCCATGCTTGATGACGGGGGAGGTTCCGAAGACTGGATAAATTGACTAGGAGAGCTAAGCTGAAAGACGGTGTAAAATAAACCGCCGCAGAGGGGAAACTGCGGCGGAGTAGAAAAAAGATTTGTTATAGAAATAGTTTTATTTCTTTTTTAAAATATAATGTTCGGATAAGATTCCTTGATTAATTGATCCTTCTTTGTCTGACAACATTAATTTACTACCATCAAGTATTTTATAATAAGATTTTTCATTAGAAGAGGTTAGAGATAATTCAATCAAGTTTCCATTTATCAAATTATAATGACCTTTTGATTCGAAAGTTGCGCTTTTTTCTCCTTCTCCTATATATTCGCTCCTCAGTATATAAGTTTTATCCTTATTTAATGTCAGTGTCGTCTTTATACCTTCACAATCGGCAGCGGGAAGAGTTCCTTCATAAGTGCCGTAAAAATTAGAATTTTCCGACTTGTTTTCTATTTTTGTTCCACCGTTTTCAATTTGATCATGATTCTCTTGAGGAGCATTGCAACCGGTTATGACAACTAAACATGTGGCCCATAAAAAAATCATTTTCATGGTAAGTACCTTTCTTTTTTAATTAGTGTTTTTTCTTAATTCAATAGAGCAGGGACTGAGAAATCAATTCTCTCCCAATACCATTATAATATTACGTAAAACTTTGGGAGGTGGCAAGATATTATTCTCGGCCAGCCGGGATTTTATTCCTGATCGTTACGGCTTGAATATTTTGTAGCCCATTTTGCGTCTATTGCCCCATACCTCCACTGTGCCTCATCATGGGGGCATGAGTACGCTGATAACGACGGTAGCCGGCAACCACGGCAAGGCTCCCATGGCTATCCTGTGGGCCCCCAAAGGAGAACATACTATTAAATGCTCGCTCAACGGCCAGCCGGGAACGTGTGTGGTGCGGGTAACGTCCGACTGCGTTCCCCGGCTCAATGCCGACCTGGAAGCCAAGCTATCCAGCAACGTCAAACCGGTCGGGCTCTATGATCATGAGATGGGGCCCGCCTCTTACAAGCCGGGACGGTTTGTGTGGAACGAGGAAAAAGGCGTTGTGTTGGAACTGGAAGGATGGACGGAGAAGGGAAGAACGGACGTGGAAGGCGGCAATTACGGCTATCACAGCCCCCGCTTCCGGCGCGACAAGGGAACCGGGGAAATCCTCGGCCTGTTGCCGGAATCCATAGAAGTAGGTTCCTTGGTCAATGACCCCGCATTTGACGACATCGAACGCATTGCCGCCAGCCGAATGGAGGGCGACGTAGCCCATTTTGACGACGTTGAAGACCCCGGGAAACCGGGCGACAATAGAGACCTTGAGAAGCCCAAGGAGGGCCTCGACCAGCAAGACAACCATACAACCAACCGAGACATGGACATCACTAAACTCGTTGCCCTCGGCATTTTGACCGAGGAAGAAGCCAAGGCTGAAAATGCCGAGGCTATCGTGTTGGAGCGCATCAAGGCCCTGCAGGACAAAGGCAAGGCCAGCTCCGACGAATTGGAAGCAAGCAAGAAGGAGCTGGCGAAATGCCAGGAAGAAATTGCCGCATCCAGGAAGCAGGTGAAGGAACGCGCCGTCCAGGACGTTGCCGATGCCATTGCTGCGGGCAAAATCGCCCCGAAGGATGAAGCATCCAAGACCTTTTGGGAACGAGCCCTGACGGAAGACTATATTGCCGCCAGCAAGCAGTTGAACGCCCTGCCGAAAAATCCCGCATTCGATGACGTGAATGCCGGCAAGCCGGAAGGCTCCCCAAAAGAACCCGTCACGGGAACCGCGGCTCTTCGCAGCTCCTTTGAAACCGAACTCAATAACCTGAACAAGTAATATGCCCGCGAAAGAATTTATGACCCTGCTGGACGTGCTTCAGCAGGAAGGAACAGGATCTATCAAGGCCCTTGACGCAGTCCGTTCTGTTGGACTTGCATCCCCGGAAGTAACCGCGTTTCCCGTTACCGTTATTGACGGAACGCAGTACGAAATCAATATGCCCACCGGCATTCCCCGTTTCGGGTTTCGTCCGGCCAATGCCGGAGCCAAGAACCTGACGACCGAATACACCAATAAAACCGTTAAGTGTTACTACATTGACGGACCTATTGCGGTGGACAAGGCCGTTGTCACCAGCTCCGCCAGGGGGGCGCAGCTGCTCACCAAGGAAACCCGAAGCGTTACGTTGGGTGCCATGGCCTCCATTGCCCTGCAGATGTGGTACAGGCTTCCGGAACAGGAAAATGTGTTCCCGGCTATTTCTGAACAGATGGGGGATTATATGACCATTTCCGCGGATCCTTCCAAGCAGGAAGACTCGGAAGCCAACCGCGCCGACAACTCCGGAGCTTCCGCTTACCTGGTCATTTTGGGTGACGACTTCCTGCACTCCATATGGGGGAACAAGAAGACGCTTTCCATGTCTCCGGTGCAGGAAGAGACCGTAGCCAGGAATACGGAAGACGGGGAATCAGGAACAATGAGGGCCTATACTTCCCGTTTGGAAGGCTGGACGGGCATTGCCGTGGAATCTCCGTTTTCCGTGGCCCGCATCAAGAACATCAGCGCCCAGCATCCCTTGACGGACAAACTTGTCGCCAAGGCGAAGAGCCTGTTTCCTGCGGCCTTGCGCGGCATGATTTCCTATGTGGTTATGAACGGCAATGTGAAATTGCTGTTGCAGGAATCCAGAACCCTTACGCCTGCCACCGGAAACGGCGGAACGGGCATGATCGCCCCTGAACCCGATTCCGTGATGGGAATCAAGATTCTGGAAGTGGATTCCCTGCTTGATGACGAATCACTGTCCAGTGTCCGCGCCGCATTTGCGGAAGACTTTTTCCGCGCCCGTCGCAACTCCCTTGCCCTCAAAAATTAACCTTTTATCCGCAGAAAGGAGAAACACACCACATGATGAAGAATATGTACCGCAATGACGAAGCGCTTACGATCCGTCTGAAGATGCCGGGAACCGGAAAGACGGTAACGTCTGCCCCGATTCATATCGGACAGAAAGGAGGCATCGACAGCGCTGTCATTTCATTGAAGCACGAAGAGCTTCCCGCGCTGGCCGCCGGCAAGACGATGACCCTCACCGTCGAATCGTCCGAGGACGGTGATGCCTGGACGGAACTGGATTCCCCGAAGCTGGTTGCGACGGGGGGTGAGAGCAATGGTTCCGGCTCCGGAGAAGTGTTCATGCGCGTTCCGTTGGAGGCCGGCCCCTGGCTGCGCCTGAAAATCGCAGCTGAAACGTCCGCAGGCGACAGCACGGCACAGGAAGCCGTCCTTGCCGTCAAGGTATAACCTTATTGAAACAATGGCCCTCGTAAGGATTACTCCGGAAGCGGTTGCCCGCTATTGCCAGGACAAGGAAATTACTTCCATTGCCCGGGACAAAATCAGCGACATCATCCGCGAGGTCTGCAACGAGGTGGCGGCTGCAGTCAACTCCTGCCCCAGAAATGCCAGGATTGCGATGGATTCCAGTTCCGTTCCCGCGGAGTTGGTATTCACCACCTGCATTCTGGTGCGGGATGCCGTCACCAGCTCCGTGCCAGGTTCAAGCGAATCCCTGCAGGGGACGGCGCGGGCGGCTCAATATCAGGATGCCCGCGCGAAACTCCGCGCCGTGGCTGCCTGTGAAGTCGAGTTTGCCCCCTACGATGGGCACCAGCCCAGCGACGTCATTTACGGAGGGCCGAAACACCAGGATTGGAGCAATCCGATATGAAGAAAACCCTGAAGAAGTCGCCTGTCATTGCATTTGCGGAAGTCCTCTGTCAGCGGGCCGTGGAAATTTGCTCCGCGGCCAACAACGGGGAAGACCCGGAAATCATTATTAAGGCATGGGACGGTTCCTTTGAGGAAGAAATCAAGAGGGTGACCGGTTCCCTGGAAACCGTCATCGTCATGGAGCGTCCGGAAATTGTTCCGGACAAGTTGAGCAGGAGCGGCAAAAGCACGGCCAGATGGCACGTCACCGTGGAGAGCAACCCGCTTCTGGACGGTGACGGCTGGGACGCCGACGACCTTGCCGACATCATCCAGGAGGGCTTTCACAAGTGGCGCCGCAACCATGCCCGGCTGATGATGACGGAGGTAATCGTTACCAGCTCCAAGCCGGCTCTCGCCAAAATCCTGAAAAAGTCCATCGTCCTGACGATGGAAACAACCCTGATTATCAAACATGGCAACTAAACCCACCACCGCCGCGGCCCAGGAGGCCGCTACTGCTCCGGCGCCCCGCATCGTCAAATGCCGGGTGGCCGTCAACAAGCTGGAACTCCCTCACGGCATCGCCGCGCGGGGAAAAATCGTCCACATCCCGGAAGACGTGTACAAAGTCCACGCCGACGCCGGGAAAGTGACCTTTATTGACTACGTAAGAAGCTAACAACCATGTCAGAACTCTACAACAAGGAAATGCTGGTCGGCACCTTTCTCGACCTGTGCCCGTTCGGAACGACAGTCACGGCCGAAAGCGGCACGGACACGGTGGACGAGCATTTCAAGCCGGCGAAGGACTCCGACGCCTGGATGATTGCCAACGAAGTCATCGACTACAAAATCACGCCGACCACGGAAGACGACGCCCGCACGGTATTTTCCCGCGACACGACCTCCTATGTGACGCGGAAGAACACCAAAGTGACGGGCAACACCATCGAGATTAACTCCACGGAGGTTAATCCGGTCTGCTGGCAGGTGATTTACCAGTGCGACAGGCTGGAAGCCGGGAAGGAAGTGCAGCCCTTTTCCCGGAACATCTACGGGCAAAAGGTATGGGCGCGCCTCACCAAATACCAGGAAGACAAAAAAGAAATGATGGTCCTGGAAGTCGCGGCGCTGCTCAAGGTGGAAATCCCCACGGAAAACAACAAGCTGATCACGCCGAAATTGACGCTTGAAGTGATACCGTCCTCCCTGAATTCCCTGACGCCCACGGAAGAAATCGCCTTCCCGGCCTCCGCCGGAGCATGACAGCCGGGGCCGCCCCTCTGTTTGCATGGGGAGGGGCGGCCCCTGTTTCCCCCACCATTATTGAGGCATGGACACGACCGTATCTCCCTTTTCCATTACCTTTGACGGGCGCCCCGTCGTGCGCGCCGGGGAATTCCTGCTCGACTCCCTGCCGGAACACGCTTTCCCGGTGCAGTTCGGCACGTCCGCCACGCCGATCATCAACAGCCCGTTCCCCAGGCTGGACGCATTCGGCAACCTGTCCCTGTCCTTCACCATCTCCACCGTGCGGGAATGCGCCTCCCACATGGACGCGTGGAGCGCCTTTTACGAATGGCTCAACGAATGGAAAACGGCGGGGAAGGGGGAATGGACCTGGACCGACGCCTGCGGCCGTGAACAGCGCTTTGAAGCTGTCATCGCCGACGCCGAGCCGAAGGTTCAAGGCCTGCGCCTTATTGTCTCCTACAACTTCACCCTGGGCCGCCCCCTGTGAAAACCCTTGACGTATCTTCCTCCGACTTCCTGGACATGGCCGAAAGCCCGTCCTACAACCGGCTCTCCTTCGGGGGAGCCTCCGTCTCCTTCCGCGCGCCGGTCTCCCGGTTTGCCTCCTGCCCGTTTGAAGAAGGGGAAATAGTGAAAGTTGTCTGGCGCGGGAAAACCCTGCTCATCGGCCCGGTCATCGACCTGGAACACTCCCTTGAAGGAACCTCCGAGAGCTGGGACATCAGGATTTGCGATTACTGGTGGAACCTGAGCAACATCCAGTACTTTGTGAACGGCCGCGCCAACGGCATCTTTGCCGAATACCGCCGGGGCACAGGCGGAAGCGGTCAGGAAAAACAGGCGACCGCGAACATCCGGGACGCCCTCTCCGGAGTTCTGGACCACGCCGTCAGCACGGCCCTGGTCCCTATCAAATACGACCTCCGGATCGACAAGGATGCCGAAATCATTCCGTTTGCCTACGCGTCGGAAACGTATGCCTCCCTGCTTTCCCAGATCCAGCAATGGCGCCCCAACATGGCCGCGTGGTTTGAATACGGCGCGGACGACTCCGCCACGCTGGTCATTGCCGACCATGCCGCCCTGCCGGATGTCGTGCTCGACCTGTCCGCCGTGGACGTAAGCGCCCTGTCCCTCAAGGCGCGCCCCGATCTGGTGCCTCCGGCCGTGGGGCTGACCTGCAACGCTTCCGTGGTCTCCCGGGTTCAGCGCGCGCTGGCCGTCTATCCCTCAGGCGCCTCCCTGTCCCAGCCCTATGTGGTGACGGCGGAAGTGGACGTTCCGGGCGGCGTCAAGGTCTCCGACACTGCCGGGCAATACAGCCCTGCGGAAACGGGCTCGCTGGGTTACGACGCCCCGCGGATGATTGTCCGGGGAGACAAATTCCCGACCGGCACGGCCCAGTGGGCGGCCCGCGTCAAACGCTGGGCTCCGGCCCTGGAGGATTGCGCCGGCCTGGAAGTGGCGGCCAGTCCGAAAATCACGTCCATCACGCCGGCTGACGCGGAACACCGGGGATACAGCAGCGCGGCCATCACCCACGAACTGACCTCCGGCCAGATCAACGGAAAGAGCGCGAGAATCAAATGGGGCAAGGTCCGGGTGGATTTGCGGGTGCGGGCGACGGATCCCCCCGACACGGTGAAACAATATTTTCCGGAATACGGCGGAAAATCCGGAACCGGGGACCGCTGGATCGGAACATTGACGTTTGAAGTGACTACGACGAATGTCGGCTACGCGTCCTACCGGGTGGACAGGGCAGGGACGGTGGAAAGCGTATCCGACGACGGCGGAAGCCCCGGAGACGACGAAACATCGGGCAGCTACGACACCTCCGTGTTGTATAAAAATTTCCTGAAATCCTACTACGAAGCCACCCGCGCGCTGCCCTATGACGGATCCGCGACCGTCCACGATGACTTTGACCAGGTCTGCGGGGGACGCTTCTCCATCACGGGGGGATTGAAGGAATGGGAAACCATGCGGGCCGTCATCCAGGAAATATCCCTCGACCTTAAAACGGGAGTTTCCGACGTGACGGTGGGAGCCCCGGAACAGATCTCCCTGCAGGACTCCATCGATCGGAGCCGGCAGCTTGCCGAGGCGCTCCGCCGGACGGCCTGGGCGGATTCGTCCACGTCCGCCGGGGGCGGTTCTTCGGGCGGAGGATCCGGCAGCGGAGGCGGAGGCTCTTCCGGAGCGGACGATGAAGTCCCGGAGCTTCCCAGCGTCGGGCCGTCCGTAAAACTGCTGCAGGCCCAGGAGCCTCCCGCGTGGGGAACCAGCGCCGTCGAGGTGGGATTCCAATGCCGCCTGTCTTACGGGAGCGACGGCAAGGTGTCCGACGCCTACATCCGCCAGGGGAAGGCTATCTATGCCGGCAACTATATCGGGGGGCTGCTTCCGGAGGGGGACGGTTCCGGGGGCTGGGTGAAAAGCCCCGTCACCTCCGGGGAAATCTGGCTCAAGATCCAGCTGGACAAGGACGCGAAATACCTCGGATCCTCTCTGTCCGCCGCGGGCGGCGTCTCCGACCCCGTCAGGCTCGCGGAGGAAGACCGGGAAACCCCTTATGAATATTATTTCCATCTGGCCACCATCGACGGCAACAAGGTGGTGCAGCACCAGGCGGGCACGGTTTATCTCCTAATCCACCCGGGAACCTTCGGCCCCACCGGAATGTCATGATCAGGATATACACCTTCACCTATGCCGGAGACGCGCAGGAAGCCGTGGCCTGCGTCCGGTGCGCCAGGACGGCTCTTCCGGAGGCGGTAGTTACGGTGGTGGACGACAGCGCCGCCCCGGTACCCCCGGAGGCCAGGAGGGCTCTTGTAGCGTATGGGGCGCGGTATCGCCGGAGCTCTTTCCCCCGCTGCGGCAACCTGCGCGGCCCGGAGTGCGTCCGGGGAATCATTGCCACGCTGGCCAAGGGGGCGGCGGATGGCGATACCGTCGTCAAGATTGACTCCGACACGGCGCTTCTGTCGGGCGGATGGGTCAGGGAGATGAAACACAACGGGCTTGCGCTGCACGCCGCCGGATACCGGGTCCCCCGGAACCCGTCCGAACGGTCCGCCTACGGAAATTGCTACGCCCTGAGCGGCCGGGCGGCCAGGATGGCCGCAGAAGCTCTGGAATGCGCCGCCATCCCCCCGCTCGCCCCGGAAGACCTCACCATCTGCCGGGCCGTCATGGACGTCTGCGGACGGGAGCGTGTCCGGCTTGACGAGCCGTGGACGCCCCTGAACCGGGCCGGGCGGTGGTCCTGGTGGAACTGGGACAGCCGGACGGCGAATCCGGAGGACTATGCCCGCAGCTATGACGTGGTGAGCGTCGGCAATCCCCTGCCTACCCACGTTCCCAAAAGCGCCCGCCGGGAAGTCATGCTCGCCCTGTGCGACGCCCGTTTGAATCTCAACAGCCAATCAATAAAACCATGTCAGACAGAAACCTGAACATCAATATCAGAACGACCGCCGACACCTCCGGCGCCGACCAGACAACGGAAGCCATCAACAAGACCAGGGAAGCCGCCCAAGAAGCCGGCGGAAGCGCGGACGCCATCAACCAGGTAACCGACTCCCTGAACAACGTCAAAACGGCCGCTGAAGAAACCGGCGCCGCCATGAAGGACGGCATGGGGGCGGAATATGAACAAGCCCTGGAAAACGCCAATTCCAAACTTGACCAATACGCCGACGCCCTGACTGCCGCCGGCTCCCGGATGAAAGCCGCCTTCAACGACAACCCGGGATTGACCGGGTTTATTGACGAAGTCACCAACGCCGTGCTGACCTCCGAGGAATTCAGGAAGAAGCTGGAACAGGTGGATGACGTCTTTGAAGTCCTCAATAACAAAATGTCTGATTTGGACCTTGGGGCGAAATGGGGAGATGACCTTGACGAAAACCTTCAACAAATCATCGACGGCTACAACAAGGAAATGGACGCCGCCGACAAGGCCGCGGAAAAGGCGGAAGCCGCGGAGGCCCGGAAGCAGCAGGCCGCCGCCGCCACGGTGGAACGGCTGGAAGCCAACAACCGCCGCGCCTCCGCCACCTATGAAGAACTGCAGGCCGAACTGGAATCCTACATTGCCAAACTGGAAGAAGCCCGGAAGGCCGGGGACAACGTAGCCCAGGCGGACGCCCTGAAGAATATCCAGGATTTGGGACGGCGCATCAAGACGGCCGGGGATGCCGGACAACTCACTTCCACGCAGGTCAAGGGGCTGGCCGGGCAAATCACCATTGCGGCAACGCGCATCCTCGGCATGTCCAGTTCCCTGCGTGGGGCTATTCCGTTTATTCGTCTTTTTGGAACCACCATTAAAACGGCTATGGGGCCGCTGGGCTGGGCTATGCTGCTGATCCAGGGGCTGACCGCCGGCATTACCGCTTTGATTGACCATTTCAAGGCTAAGAGTGATGAACTTGACAAGGCCGCCGAGAAGGCAACCGAAAGGATGAAAAAACGTGCCAGGGATGCTGCCGAAGCCATCAAAAAGAGTTATGAGGCCATCCAAGACTATAACAAAGCCGACCGGACGCAGGAAATCAACAAAGGGTTCGAGGACTTCATCAAGGGCATTACGACGCAATACCGCTTGCAAACGCAGGAGATTGAACGGCAAATCCAGCTACGGAGAGAGGAAGCCGCCCGCCAGAAGGGTATTGACACGCAGGAAGCCGAGCTTGCCCGCGTGAAGTTGGACAATGACTTTGAAGACGGCAAAATCACCAAACGTCAGCGGGACTACGGCATGATGATGATTGACCAGAATCTTGACGACAAAATACGCCGCCGGGATCTGGAAGTAGCGCAGAAGGAATTCATGGACTACGGAAAGCAGTTGGATACGGCCGTTCAAAACCGTGACCGTTTGCAAGATAAGGACTTTGACATGAAGTTCATTCAAGGTCAAATGCTCTCCCTTCAGGAGGTTGAAAGACTGTTCCAGCAACAGTTCAAAGCCCAGGAACGGATTGATGCGAGTAACGGTAGAATTAGCAAGGTGAATGAAAAAATAAATGATATTGAGGCGTTAGCAAGAGTCCCTAACTCCGAAGGACGAAAAGCTAGGGAAGAATTGGCAAAACTTCAAGCCGAGAAGCAACGCCTTCTGTCTGCCCGTGATGCAGCCCAAAACGAGGGAAATGCCGCCACTGTCAGAATAGATGAACTCCGGGACTTGTTCCGCCAATCCGGCGTGAACTTTGAACCATCCTACCAGCAGGGAACGGACGTAACCAGCCGAACCGGGGAATATCAAAAAGCCCTGGAAGACCAGAACACCAAGGCAAAAGAACTTGCGGACAAACTTGCCGATGCCAGAGAAGAAGCCGGGAAGCTGGGGGATATTATGGGGGCCTATGAACGCAACATTGTTGATCAGGAGCGGAGCATCAGGACGCAAGACCGGCTCAATTCCGCCAATATTGACCTGTTCAACAAACGGGCCGACAAAAAGGAAGCCCAGGAAGCCAAGAAGGCCCAGGAAAAGCTTGAGAAAGAGCGGGACCGGGAGTTGAAGAAGCTTCAGCGGGAACAGCAGAAAGATACTAAAGAGGCGTTTAAAACTTTTGTACAGGGATTGCTCATGAAAACGGGCGAAAGTTCTAGCCCCCAGCAGTCAGACCTGGCCAACAAGGCTCTTGATGCCATACGTAAAAATATTGAAGCTGCAGCCGCGGATGGACACATTGATGAAGCTGAAATGAGGGAATTAGGCAAGCTCTACGTTGCCAAGCTTCAGGAATTAGGACTGGCAACAAAACGTGCCATCAATGGATTGAAAGAGGAATTAACCCAGGGGTTGAGAGGAATCAATGCTCAAATTGACGCAATAGGTAAATGGGCCAATACTACCCAAAGGCAGAAACGCCCCGGGGGAATTGTTAATCTTCCTTACCGGAGATAGATTTCTTCAAAGGATTAAAAAATATATTTTATATCTTGTTGAAAAGTAGAAGGAACAATATAAAAACTATTTTTTGTATATAATATTCGAATCTTTTGTTTGAAAATAGTCATTGATAGTCAACCTTTCTAACAGAGTAGGGATTTCTACTATCATTGATAAGCTTGATGAGTTCACTAGATTTAATGACGAGTCCAAGGTTAATCATCTGTTTAGATATTATGATAGGGATAGGTGGAGGAGAAAAGCTGTTTTTTATAGAATTTCCATAACTATATCCTTCAGTTATAATGCCCAATAAAAAAACTTGTATAATTTTTTTGCTGGTAGATTTTAAATATTTAATAAGAAAAACAGGACTTCCGCTACTTCCTGGAAAGATGGAAGCATCAATGAGAAATTGATACTTTCCCTCATAATTTAACGAAATAGGTGTAGCAGTTATACCTTTTCGTGCAATAGGGGAGTTATTGTATGTATCGTATATTCCTGTAGGATAACCAATGAACAGAATATCTTCAATGGCATCAAAATTCTCCACTTGCTTCCGATTTGGAATTTGATTTGGAGTTAATGTTTTTGCAGAGGAAGGAATATCGTTCAATATACAAATAGCTATATCATACTGCAAACTTGTTATAAAATTATTTTTTATAACAAGAAAATCATCTTGACCATAAAATTTCAATTCTATTTCTTTTGAATCTTCAACAACATGTCTATTCGTTACCAAAAATATATTTTTATGAGAGTAAAATAAAAAACCTGTTCCAGATGTTAAGGAATCTTTATTTTTAATATTAATTAAGACAGTTGTTCTTAGTAATTGTTCTCCTATAGTAAGTATCTCTTTCATAAAATAATGTATGATATTTCATACATAGAATGTTCTCTAGAAATGTGAGGCACAGAAATGTTGTTGGTGTTGAGAATAGCAAGAATATAGCAGCAGAACTTTAGAAAACTGGAAATACAAAGGTTTTAGTCGTTTTCGAGAGAATAAGCGTTCTCTGGCTATAACGCACCAGAATTAAGATGCTTCTAACCATAGAGCCCCTAATTAGGGGCAGGAACGTTTTAATCCTTGTCAATATTATACATTCTCTTGGAAATTGTAGTGAGTAGCTCGACGGTATTAGAAAGTAATTTAATGACTTTGGCACACCAGAAGCATCCAAGGCAGGAGAAGGCTCCGGAAAGTAGGTAAATGAAGCCTAAGACTGGTTGCCGATCTTTTGCAGTTGAAAAAAGCAGCACAACCCCAGCGAGTAGAGCAAGAATACCTGCAATACGGAATAAGCCTTCAACGGTTATTTCCAACGGTTTAATATCCTTCTGTAACTCTTTCTTGGGCTGCTCCTTTGGAATGGGATCATATTCATTCATCAGTCTTTCCAAGGCTTGTTTTTTAGGTTCTTCACAGGGTTGAACTTCTTTCTTCCGCTCTTGCTCTAAAATTGTCCAAAACTGCACCCACTCTTGACCGCCAGCAATGCAAACAAGGCTTTTTTGTGTTATCTTGCCTTCGGCGTAGAAAGTTTCTAGTGATGCAAAGGAATACGGCCCTTCCGTCTGTCCTTCCTCCGTTGCAATGTAATACTGTTCCAT